AGTAGGATTAACCTACTGAGGGAGGGGTGGTCCCTCCCTTTCGCTCTCCTTAGCTAATACGAACGACATAACGAACTTCATCCTCCTCAACCATTATAGGTTGAAGAGTATTCTGTTCTACGTCATGATTGAAGTCGTACATGATCTTGCAACGATCACATAGAGCCTCATTACCTTCTAAAGACACTCTGTTCGTCTCTTGCTTACAGTTTGTACAAATCATATTGGTCTCCTTTGAAAAACAGATTCTAGAGACCACCCGGTCCCCAAAAACTCTGTTTTGTTATTACTGTTATATAGTAGTCTCACATAGTAGCGCATATGAAAACACTAAGACTTGATAAATAAAGACCTATGTTGTAAAAGGGTTGTTTAGTTAGGAAAGGTGAGGTATACTAGTAATTGAGGTGAGAAAACTATGTCTGCCGAGGGTGGTAATGGGTCGAGGTCTACTTTAGTTCCGGTGGTGAATACCGCTGCTGCCTTGAAGGAGTTTGTTAGGGATGAGGAGTTTCTAAGGTTGGTGGTGCAGACTAGGTCTGTGAGAGAGGCTGCCAAGTTAAGTAAGTGGTCCTATGCTACGGCCTTGAAAGCTTGTAAGCGATCTGAGTTTATGATTAAGCTTAGGGAGTATAGTGAGTCGGTATGGGCAGAGGTTGATGAAGAGCTGGCCGCCTATCGATTAAACGTCACTGAAAGGTTGGAGGAAGCGTCGGCTGAGTGTCTAGAGCAGATGTTCGAGTTGGCTAAAGGGGCTAAGAATGAGACTGTTAAGCTAAAGGCTGCTCAGGATTTAATGGATAGAGATCCAAGGATCTCAAGAACAAGGAAGATTGAAGGTGGGTCTCCTAAGGTTGAGTTAAACTTCCAGGTTCTCCAACTAGCAGCTAACGCTATTAAAGAGGAGAAGGACTTCCTCGAGCTCAAGAGAGTCGAACAAGCAAAGCTTATAGAAATGCCTGTAGAGGGGCCTCCACAATGAACGAGCATGATGTAATGGAGACTGCGGTAACAGGAGACGCCAGCGAGTTGCTGGGTGTACTCAAGGATAAAGCCTTGAGGTCATTCTTCTTCTTTGCTAAAGTCGTAATGGGTTATAGCAAAATGGTGGCCCATTTACATTACCCTATATGTGAGAGGCTTCAGAATAATCCTCAGATAAGGAAGTCTGGTAACTTACTACCTAGAGGCCATTTCAAAAGCACTATTATCTCTAAAGCTTACCCTCTCTGGCGTACTATTAAAGTAGCCTATGACGAAGACGGAACCTACCATCCTGAGCGTCTAGGAGACTTCCGCACTTTAATCTTAGGTGAGTCTGACAAGGTTGCTAAGAAGAACCTTAAAGACCCTAAGTGGCATTTACTAAACAACCAGCTTCTACGCTCTTTATTCCCTGAGATCATCCCTCTTGACGTTAATGACACTACTTGGACTGGTACGGAGATCCTTCTACCTAGAGCTAACAGCTACGACGAAGCTACGATTATGACAGCTGGAGTCGGAGCTAGGATGACTGGGTTACACTTCAACTTAATCATCTATGATGATTTGATTGGAGAGGCCGCTAGTCAGTCTGAGGCTGTGATGCAGGATGCGATTGAGTACTTTGACTTCGCTCCTGGTCTCTTAGACGAACCCTCCGTTGGTGAAGAGATCATCCTAGGAACTAGGTGGAAGCATGGGACGGCAGATCTCTACGGCCACGTAATGAGTATGCAGCCAGAAGAGCTAACAGTCTCTGGCAGGTCTATTGGATTCAACTGGTATACGAGAAGCGCGATTGAGAATGGTGAACCAATCTTTCCGGAACGATTCTCCTTGGAGGTGCTTGAAGAACTTCGTAAACGTTTGGGTGACTACAAGTTCTCATGCAACTATCTAAATGATCCGATCGCCCCCGGCTCGACTAAGTTCGACGCTAGCTGTTTAAGAGAGTATACAGTTAGCGAAGATAAGAAGACTATCATACCTTCTGACGGTACTCCTCCTGTTAGACTTGGGCAGTTGTATAGGATACAAGTCTATGATCCTGCTACTAGGTCTAAAACTAGTAAAGCTAGACCAGCTGTAGTAGCTACAGGGGAGGATAGTCTAGGCCGATTGTTCCTCCTCGAATACTGGTCTGAGAAAGCCTCTATGGGTGACGGCGTCGAGAAGATGCACGTCTTCCATGATCGCTTTCATTTCTCGAAGAGTTACTATGAGTTGGCAGGCCAACAGCAGGCTGTAGAAGATATTGAGAGAGAGAGGCTAACTCAGGAGAAGTGTCATCGTTGTGGGAAGATTCATAGGATTATGAGACTTCTCCCTGAGACTGCTAAGGTCTCGAATATGAGTAAAGAGGAAAGGATTGACAACTACCTTGAGACTCGTATTCAGGAGAAGAAGCTCTATCTACGCAGAGGAGCTATAGACGCAAGAAAGCAGATCATCGCTCATCCTAATGGAGATATAGTTGATATCCTCGACGCCTTGGCCTATTGCTCTCATCTATCTCGTAAGCCTTTATCCGACGAGTCTATCTTAGCAGAGCGTGAGTATGAAGAAGCTCGCAAAGAGGTTATAGCTTCCTCTAGATGTAATACTGAACACTTCTACGGAGGATATGTCTAATGCCTCAGTTAGTAGAGCTAACCCTACCTGATGATAAGATAGTCGATATTATAGCCTATCTATCTGATAAGCTACAGCAGACTGTTAAAGCTCGTTCGACTCAGATAGATGAAAACTATCGTAGATGGCAGGATAACTATTCTGCCAAACCGAAGGAGAAAGTTAGAACTACTCCCTGGCTAGGAGCTTCAAACTTTATCCCTCAATTGATAAGGATGCATACCGACATCCTAGCAGCTAGAATCTATAGCTTCTTAGTAGCTCCTAAGCCGTTTTGGAGGCCCGCGACCTTACTAGGTCAGTCTCCCACTCAATATCTAGAAGCCTTAGGTATGTGGCTTGACTACGAGTGCTTTCATAAGATGCATATGCACAAGCTCTTATACCAACTCATCTTCCGTACTGTTAAGTTCGGTACAGTAGTTCTCAAAGCTCCTTGGATTAAAGATGAATGGATGTCGGTTGAGGGAGTAGGAGAAGACGGTAACTACCAGGAGAAGTCTCACATCGCTGAAGGTATCGAAGCCAGGGCTATCCCTCACGACGACTTCTTCCCTTATCCTATCACCGCAGGGGAGATGTACGAGGTTCAGATTAAGTTCCACAGACTTCGTTTCACTAAGGAGGAAGTTGTAGCTCGTAGAGATAGAGGAGCAGGAGCTTGGATAAAGAAGGCAACTGACCTACTTCTGACATCAGAGGATGATCCTAGCTCTAGAGCCGCTCACTCTAGTCAGGCTGAGCAGGCTGGGATTCAGTTGACTAAGGATGTAGATAGACCTTATTCAGCTATTGAAGCTTGGTTAGAGTATCCTTTACAAGGTTCTGGCAAACTCTATCGTATAGTCATAACCTTCAACCCAGCTATAACAGGGAAGGATAGCCTACTCCGTGCCTACTTCAACCCTTACTCTACTCGCATCGATCCATTCGTCAAGTTCGGAATCCTACCCCGTGAGGACCTCTTCTATAACTACTCCATTCCAGAGATCCTTGAGCAAAGCCAAGAAGAGCAAGCTCAGATCCATAACACTAGGAGGGACGCGTCGACGATTTCGAACATCCCTGGATGGAAGAAGTTAAGGACGGCTAACATTCCAGATCCCTCTAAAGCTTGGTATCCCTCTAAGGTATGGGAACTAGAGGAGATGGATGAGCTAGAGATGATCCAGTTCCAACCTCGCTACCAATCAATGGTTGAGGAAGAAAAGTTTGTCTGCGACCTTGCTGAAAGGTATTCTGGGGTTAGTCCTCCTATGCAAGGTATGGGTGCTGGTGTTATGTCTGGCAAACGAGGCATATACAACACCGGCGGCACACTCGCACTACTGTCTGAAGGTAATCGTCGTATTGACATTTACAAGATGCTTCTACGAGAAGACTTTCATAACTTCGGCAATCTCATCTACGTTAGCCACCGAGATAACCGACCTTCTGGACTCGAATACGACGTAATGGGTAAGAATGGAGAGTTAGTCAAGCAACTCTTCAAATTCCGAGAACCTGACGGCTACAGCGGTTTATTCTTCGATATAGCCGCCAGCGAAGCTTCAGCCAACAACGAGGTCGATAGAACCGGCCTTATGATGGTTGCTAACGTAATGGCTTCTTACTATCAACGCATGGTGGAGGTAGCAAATGTCATCATTCAGCTTCCCAAGGATAGCCCGATGGTGGGGATTATGTCTTCAGTGGTTGAAGGGGCTCGTGACTTGGCGAATAGGCTCCTCGCAGCCTTTAATCAGCACGATCGCGACAAACTCGTGCCCGACATGCTTGCAATCCTTAAGGGAAAGCCAGCAGGCAATCCTCAAGGAATGGAACAGAATGGACTGCCTGAATCTGAAGGACCTGTTTCAGTCGATAACTTGGCAGCTCTTGCGCAACAGCTTTCTTCAATCACGCCAGGAGTTACTCCTACGAATGGAGGCGGTCAAAACGTTGGAGGAGCTTAACTTCCTCAAAGGTCAACTAACCGTCTGGCGAACGCTTGATAGGATGCCAGACAAGATCAACAGCTACCTAGCGGAGCTTGATCGAATCGAAGAAGTGGAGACTAAAATTAAAGCATCAAACGCTTAAAGTAGTCTAACGCAGTTAGAAAGGAGAATATCATGCCTGTTGAACCAGCCTTCGGGGCATCTGATAGAGTCCCTGGAGATAATAATCCGCCAGCAGATGATCCTAACTTGCCGGCGGAGCTTCAAGGTAAGACCTCAACTCAGATAGCTCATTACTATCAAGAGAGGGAGAGAGGATTCGCTGCAGAGTTGGATACTCTACGAAACGCTCCACCTCCTCAAGCTCTACCTCAACGAGCTGCGGTAGCTGAACCTACTCTGGCAGAGTTCTATCAGAACCCTTCCGACGCTACCAAGAAGATAGGTGATGAACGTTATGTCACCAAAGATCAACTAGCCGCTACGATGGGTAATGTAGGAGACACTTTAGTCCAAACGGCCAAGAATTTAGTCAAAAACGAGGAGCCAGAGCTTTTCTCTCGTTACGAAGGGGAGATCGATGCCATTATGTCAAAGGTCGCTCCTGAAGCCCGTACAAACTCAGCAATGTGGAGGACAGTCTTCGTGCAAGTCAAGGGCGTCCATGCAAGAGAGCTTATGGCCGAAGCCGAAGCTCGTGGTAGAGCTCCAGCAGCTGAAAGAGTTAGTCCTTCTGCCGGCTCACCTCCCCAGCCTACCGAACTATCAGATACTCAAATGAGAGTAGTTAACGGTTTAGGCATAACCAAAGAAAAGTACATCGAGGGTGGCAAACACCTCGCGGAGGGCACATGGCCGCTGACAATGTCCAACACGGGTCGGTAAAACCAACATCTGCTCCAGTATCCGCACCTCTAACAGAGGAACAAAAGCGAGTTCGCTTCGCGGAGATTCGTAAACGCCTAAGCACTAGTCGTATCTCTGTAACCAAAATTCCTCCTGGTAAGACACCTTACTGGGCAAGGAAGAACGACGAAGGGGAGCTTAGTAGATTAGAATATACAGGCTTCGTTATAGTTCATGACGATCCGAAGAATCCTCAATGGGAGGCAGCGGGTCGTCAACCTGATGGTACTTACGTCATCGGTGATGTGATCTTAATGGAGATCGATACCGATGTCTACCAATACCTTGAGGAAATGAACCGAGAGAAGTCTAAAAACCTAATCAAATCAGCCTCTCAGCAATTCCAAGAAGAGGCTGAAAAAGCTCAAGTTCCAGTCTTCGCTCGTTCTAAATAACCCTTAGCGAGGTTTTCTATGGCTACTATTCCGATTAAAGTCTGGAAAGTAGTGGGATCTGGAGACTCTCAGCCAAGAATTAGGCGTTTGAAGGAAGCCCTTACTCAGACTTTCTTAGAGGGCTGTCCAGTGCAGGTCGACGTAGCTGGAGCTTCTGGCTATTTGATAACCTGTCCTGCGATGACAAATGTGGCAACGGCCCTCATCGCTGGATTTTCCACTGAGCCTGGGAGCAATCTCACGGCCAGTGGAACTCCTAAAACGACTACTTATGGCTCTGTTACAAATCAGACCCATGCTGTTAACATTCCAGTAGGAGCTCCGTTGAATCTTGGAGATTGCGGACTTCTTCTGGCTTGCGACGAAAACATCTTCATTGGTAAGATTGGTGCTGCAGTAACGTTAGTGATAACGATGCTGAGAACCATGGCTGGTCTTACCATCGACACCAACAACTACTGGTACGTGGATACGACTAAGACTACCGCAGCCGCTGGTTCGTGCGTTCAGATCGTTGAACTTATCGACCCAGTCGGTACTGTGGGTGGTAGAGTCGCTTTCCGCGTTCTTGTGGCCTGTCAGCAGCTTGCTGGCGCGCCATCGGCTTAAGGAGGCCCTATGCCATCTACCAGAGGTGCGTTTGCTCAGTTACTAGCCCAGGGCCTGTTCTCGGTGATTTACGATCAGCTTCAAAGTCACCCCGAGGAGTACTCTCAGATCTACAATATCTACTCTTCTTCGCAAGCTTACGAGGAAGATCAGATTGTTGCCGGCTTGGGAGCTATTCCACTAAAGCCTGAAGGTGAACCGATTGCCCTGGATGAGCCCATCCAGGGAGGCAGCTTGCGTTATACCCACTTATCCTATGGTATGGGATTTCAAGTTACCAGGGAGATGTGGGATGACGACAAGTATGGAATCATGAAGAAGGTCTCGACTGACTTCGCTGGTTCCATTCGCCAGACTGTTGAGGCTGCTGCGGCAGATAAACTCAACAATGTAACAGGTACTACTACAGGTATCGATGGCGAGACAATCGCTATGACTGCTCATCCTTTACTGGGTGGAGGCACTTATAGCAATCGTTCAGCCACAGATATCGCTCTCTCAATCTCTGGCTTGCAAGAGATCATCATTCTCTTTGAGCAGATGACTAATGAGAGAGGCCTACTTCGTAGGTTAGTACCTGAGACCCTCCTAATCTCCACTAGTCAGCAATTCGTGGCTGGAGAGATTCTCCATAGTCAGTACAAGCCCTACACTGGTCACAACGAGGTTAATGTGATGCAGGGAAGGCTTGCTCCTATGGTTAACCACTACCTCAGCTCTACTACGGCATGGCACGTCTTCGCCGCCAAGTCAGAGCATTCCTGGAAGTTCTTCTGGCGCTCTCAGCCGACCTTCGACAGCCAGGATGATTTCTTCACTAAAGGAGCTTCATTCTCCACAT